CGCATATAAAATGCAACCACTTTTTCCATGTGCTTTTGGAACGCTCGTGCTTGATCTCTGATAGCTGGATGTGCGTTATCCGACACGCTAATCAGTTTTTCTACACAACGTTCTGCAACCTCATCGGGGGTAAATCCTCGATTCTGTGTTGTTTGTACGTTGACGATAGGATCGTCTGGAATATCAAAATTAAGTTTAAACATTATTGTTTCGGCCTCACTACTCTACCAACGCGATAATCTTGCGTAGTTTCTTTTGCTTCCCCTAGCATTTTCAACCCAATTATCGCTTCATTAAACCTCTGGTTATACAGTGCCATTATATCTGGCTCACCCTTCATAAAAATATACGCCTCTACCAAAGAACCATATAATAAAGAAAGCTCTGCATTCTCACTTAACCAAGATGTATCCGTTCCCGCACCAGAAGTCAGACTAGCAGGTCTATACAAATACTGCACTTCTGCATCATATGCTACATCTGGCGTTGGAGCTAAAATAAAGTTACCCACATCAAATTGAGCGTAGTATCTTGGTTTACCTCGAACAGTATAATCAGGATGAAATGCTTCAATAAAAGACAAATCTTTAAATTCTAAATATTCTTTTGCGTCACTTCCTGCGGCACTATTATAAATACTTAAAGAAAAGGGGGCTAAAAAATCACTGGGCGCACCAAGATACTGATTCCCAATAGACATAGAACCAACTCGATTACGCATAAATAAATTTAACTGCACATTTTTTAATATGCGCTCTTCAGCAGCCCTAATAAAAATAGGAAGATTGTTTACGAAAGTCGTCTCCGAGTTTTCCGTATAATCTTGAATTGCCTGTTTTAAACCGTCGTATGTAAAAGCCATTATACCACCACCGTAACTGTTCCTACAGATCCTGTAGCCTGACTACCAATATGCTGCGGAAAGAAAATTGTAACTGTTCCTACAGATCCTGTAGCCACAAGATCGTTTTCATCTATTATGCCTGGAATTTCCTTAAAACCAACAGGATTAAACCCATACTGAAAAGCTCTTTGCTCTGACAAACCTGTCTCTGGACGTGGATCTCTCAACGCCTGTGGATCTGTGCCTACACGAGGGGGTCTAAGCTGCGGATGTTTTGGTTCAAACTCATCCTTACCTACAAGTAGTCCGTTCCACTCCTTACGCATGTCTCTGAGTCGATACCGAAAACCAGATCGATCTGATATACCAAAAGCTTTTTTACCGGACGCAAACGCCATTAGACCCTCAAGTATTGTATACTAGGTTGTAGTTTCAGAGGTGTTCTATCTTCATCCTCATCAGAAGCACGTTGGAACTCCTCCTCATAAACGGACTTTAATAACTGAATCCGCTCTGGAGCACGTTTCATAGCTAAGTAGTATGCTAGTCCAGCCACCATGCAAGGATAGAAACGAAAAGGCATATCAGTAGTATTAGTAAGAGTATCAGCATCTTCGATTCGTCGCACATAATAATAAACTATCTGATCTGTTGAGTTTTCTGGGGTAGCCCAGAGATTAATAACCGGAGCAATTTTTCTGTCAAAGTAATACTGGCTTGGACGAGCTTCCGTAGTCTTATTAGGAACCGTTAGATATTCACCCCTACTAATTCTGCTCAGTTCAAAGTCCGTACCATCACGTCGTAACACCACTTCAAGAAGATCTATTACATCAGAGGTCAACGTCTCTTGGGCCTGGCCCTTAGTAAGCGTAAGCGTTGCTTGCTGTATAGTCCAGAGATTCAAACCTCTGTTTGCCCATTCTGCAAACATCAGGTTAAGAGACCGACGAGCAGTCTTTGCATCGTAGCCTGTACGAACCTCTAGTCCGCATCTTTCATATGCTTCTTCGATGATGTCCGCTACATCGAGTTCGAAGTCTCTTGATCCTGAAGTTGCCATAGTTTAACTCATATGTGGTTTCTGATTGGTTTTAGTTATCGCGGCTCCGCCGTTTTGAAATCTTTTAACCGCTGTAGTTCCTGGGCGGTCTTCTGGTTTACGATTATCAATACTATGACGAGGATAGACTGTTGGATTTTTCGGTCTATCGTGACCTCTTCCACTTCTTTTTGGCGTTTTAAATAAAGTTAACTCACCTTTTTTATCGCTTTCAAGATGATAATTCATAGGCGCATTTCTGCCCTTTAACCGTTCAGCCCTACTAGAAACTGATTGATACTCTCGACTTCTTTTGTTTGGTTTCTTTTCAGGTAACTCAGGGCCAAACGAACGACCAGGTCTAGGTTTATTTCTTCCCCCTGATGTTGTAGCTTGTCCACCACTTTGTAGTTTCACACCACGTCCTTTTAAAATATCTTTTCGGGTAACTTTACCGTCACCAGTTAGATCAGGAAACTTTTTAGCCATCTTTCTCTTCCTCGTTGTATAGGTTATCGAATACTCGATTTACATCTAGTGTATAGTCTAAATCACTTTTTGAATAGTGTATATGTTGTGAGGGTTTAAAATCAGGGGCACCCTCTCCTACCGCAAACCAAGCTGGATGCGTTACACGCACCCGATTATTTGGCAACGCAACAATATTACCTGTCCACTCTCCTGCATCTAAAAGCTGTAAAACATGGCTCTGTTTGTGTTGTGCAGGGTCATCACCGATCTCGCTGTCAGTGTAGTCTACAGTAAACAAATACTTAGCAGGAAACATCTGACCATCGATCTTAGCTAACCAAGGACACGGTGTAGCCCTGTCCAAAACATAAACAGAATGATTATGTGAGGAACAATCCCAAGGCTGTGCGTCATGTGTCGCCATGGGTTCAGGCCATTCTTCTAAAGGTATATCTGCAACCAAGGCAGTTATAGGCATCCTGGCCCACATTGCACCGCCGTGAATTGTGTCTTCCTCCTCGTCTTCAGCTTCACATCCTGTGAAGATTACTTGAAAACTTAGAGATCTATTCGGTATGGTTGTAACTGCAACTACCATAGCATGGAGAAACTCGCCGTGATATTTCTCATGATTATGGGTGTACTCACGACGAACCCAAGCCTTAAAATAAGGTATGTTGCTTTGTAGGTAGGGCATGAGACTTTAGAATATTCTTACTTTCCCACCGCCACGATAACCTTTAGTCATCTTGCCACCCATACGGTAGCCTTTAGACTTCATCTTACCGCCAGCCTTATAGCCCTTGGTTTTCATTTTACCGCCAGCTTTATAACCTTTGGACTTCATCTTACCGCCGCCACGGTATCCTTTCTTTTTCATCATGATACTTTCTCCTTTAAAAAACTCTAACACCTCTAGTGGCTACTAAACCACCACCACTAGCCTTCCAACTTATTCGTTTGGAAGACTTCTTCTTCTTTGCAGCAGAAGTACATTGCGCCATAGTTGGTCTGCAAGCCGGATAACCTCTACGCTTTTCCCCTTTTTGCCGACCACAGGGTTTCCCTGTTTTACAGTCAACCCAACCCTTGCCTTGGTTTTGACCGAACCATTCACGAAGGGAGTTCTTTGCCATTAGAATATCCTCGTAACCTGTCGTTTCTTTTCTTGCATAGCAGGGCCACAACCAGCGGCGATAAACCCACCGTTTTTAAGATTTCTTCTTGGGGGTCTTTTAGGATTATCGATAGCTGAAACTACACCGCCTTCAGCAGCTTTTTTAGAATTACCCCAGTTTTTTGCCCCCACCTTACGACACTTAGAAAGTGCCCCTGAAGCGTATGCGCTTGGCCAAACCTTGTATCGGCTTTTTACTTTGTAATAACAAGCGTCTCTTTTTGCCTTTTTTTTCGCCATTAGTTTGCCTCCTGGGAGTCTTCGATATTTGAAAAGGTATTTGTGCGCGACTTATCAAAACCTAACATCCTCTTCACCACATTTTACAAGACCAGTATCTGGCCTTTAGCTTATCCAATGTACCTTTGTCACAACCATGTCTTGCCCTAAACGACTTACGACGTTTAGGGTTTGACTTTTTGATGGTCATGTTGGCATCGCCAAATCTAACAATCTTTTCTTTGCCCTTATCGCAAGCCTTTACAACAAACTTTTTACCACCAGAAACCTGACGTTTCGGCTTGTTGCATTTCATCTTAGCCTTGTCGATCTTAGCCATTCAGCTAATCCCTATGCAACGTCATCCAATAATGCTGCTACAATGCATGTTGCAGTCGCTGCGCTTGAGCCATCATGACCAATAGCGTGTATCCCAGCAACCGTACAATTTGGAAGCCTAGCAAAGAAAGACTCGTTAGGACTGATTTTTACCGCATCGTCTGTGGTTGCAGCGGCTGTACCCGCATCAAAAACAACATAGATATGATTAGCTGCGTCCGTATTTTTAATATAAATAAACTCAACTTTATCACCTGTTGCTATTGCTGTCGGTGCAGTGTCATCATCCACAGCAGTATAATCAATATAGTTACCTGCCATTAAATCTGTACTGGTAGCACTTACGCTGGTTAGTTTGTAGTACCACTTATCATTCGCGTCCTTCGGCGAAATAGTGGTTGTGGCTTCGATAGTTTTGGCTATCTCGTCCGGTAGAACTGTAGTCTTCATGACTACTGTAGCTGCGTCAGCCATGTTTTATCTCCTTTACACTCACCCGAAAAATCCAGTTATCGAAGTGATGTTGGTTAGGGTTACATGGCACTCATCCTCAAAGATGATACCATGATCGGGTATCGTTACTTGTGTGTCATCCGAGGTGTTGAACACCATGTCTAACAACGTTGCTCCACCGCTACCGTTCTTGAAAACTACTTGAGGGGACCCGCTTGAGGCTGTCTGTACATAGAAAGATTTCAAACGAGTCCTACCGCCTTGTAGTGTCCCAGTGCCAGTAGCTGTCTTTGCAAATATAGAAGCAGCCATGTGTTACCTCCTCTAGGCGTTATTGATGCCTTGGATGTATTCAACCGTAACATTACCCGCGCCAGACGATCCCGCTGAAAAGTCTATAAAGATCGGAAGATCAGCAGTTCCAATGTCTACCCAAGTATCCGCGTCTGTAATTGTTCCAGCCGAACCAAGCTTGACTACATTAGCTGCTGTACCTGCGGCTAACGCAGTAAACAACGAGGTAGAAGTTGAAGTCGTACCCATGCTGATATTTGCAGCATCACATGCAGTGGTGATATAAACCCGTATTTCAACGATTTGACTGTTAGCAGGAATAACCATTCCTGTATCCGCAGCAGTAGTAGATTGTGTCCAAGACGCTGTTTGCGCCATCTTAACGAAACCTACATTTGCTTTATTGGTTCCTACAGTTGTGCCTGTAGTATCCTTAATTGTCCCAGCTTTAATAGGACCTGAAAAAGTTGTTGTACCCATGTCGATCTCCTGTCTGGGTTAAGTCAGTGACCCCATGTCACTGTCAGGGATAACAATACTATACCACAGGAAATATAAAAAGAAAGGGGCAACCGAAGTTGCCCCAGTTATTCAGAGAGGTAATCTTTGCAAAAAAGACTAACTCATTGTAGCACAGATTATGCGCCAGGTGAACCGAATATACAACGTGGGTCTGAGAACCCAAAGCTGTAACGCTCACGAGCTTTAAATCGCATGTTACCTGTATCGAAGTCAGCTTCCATGCCAGTGGACATTGGAGTACGCTCAAAGTGGATCATTCCACGAGGTGCGTCTGTCATGATGAAGAATGCATCAGGATCAGTTAGGAAGTCATTAACGGCATAACCGTTTGGCAACATTCCCATTGATCTTAGGGCATTGACATCATTGTCCGCTGTACCAACACGTAAGTTAGACACCATCAAGCGTTCAGCGATAAACTGTAGCTGACGCGGAATGATTAACTTTGTGCCTCGTAAAGCAACTTTAAGACCGCGCTCATCAACAAAACCTGCAACGTTGATCAAAGCATC